GTGGCGCGCGTGGCGTGCACCGGCGATCGCATTGTCGAAGCGTCTTTGAGTGGCAACGATACAGAGCTCGCAGAGCGAATACTTCCCGCCGATCGCGCGGCCGAAGCCTTGGCTGACATCCTCCGAGAGCTCGTCCCGGAGACGCTTCCGATCGGCGGCGTCAGCAGCGCGCCGGCGAACTGAAAAAAGTTTTCTCTTCTCTTCGGGCTGGACGAATCTGATCCGGACCCGCAATCTTCCAGAAAGTTCAAACTCTTCGAGGGTCGGAGGTACTTATGCACAAGAATTGGGACTCATCGACAAGAACGCTCGATCTAGTGATTGATGCCTGCCGCCGATTCCCTCGAAAACAAACGGAGGTTCACATGGCAACGGCAACGATGGAAGAACACTCAGCGGCGGAGCGACAGCCGACACCGCGATTCGCTCTCAGCGAACGCGAGTTGAAGGAATACAGCTTGACGCGGGCGATCATCGTCTCCTGCGAAAACCAAGAGGGTACCGAAAGACGAGCTGAGCGCGAGAATTGCCTCGAGCTCGAGATCTCTCAGACGATCGAGAAGACCGTCACGGGAAAGCGCTACGGAGGTGTTTTCGTTCCGTGGAATATTACCGCCGGCGAGTTCGCTCGCAAGGATCAGCGGAGCATCCAGAAGCGCGCGGGACTCTCCTCGAACGTCTCGACGGCCGGACAAGAGCTCAAGTTCACCGAGCCCGGAGATTTTCTGCAGTTCCTCTACAACCAGATGCGCGTGAAAGAACTCGGCGCAAAAACGATCACGGGACTTCGAGAGAACGTCGCATTCCCCAAACAGACGGGCAAGGCGACCGGCGCCTGGGTCGCTGAGAATCCCGGCTCGGACATCGCGGATTCAAACCTCACGCTCGGACAGGTCCTCAGCTCCCCGAAGACGTATCAGTCCTCATCGAGCTACTCCCGGCAATTGCTCGCCCAGGCCGTGATCGATGTCGACACGTTGGTCCGACAGGACCTCGCGCGCGATATGGCTCTCGCCGTCGACTTCGCCGCGATCCAGGGACCGACGGGCGGAAGCTCGCCGGTCGGGATCATGAACACGACCGGCGTCCAGGCGTTTGTCGTTGCGGCTGATTCGGGCAACGGCGGGGCCGTCGCTTACGCCGATGTGATCAAGATGATCGAGGACCTCGAGGACGTGAACGCCGATCAGCTCGGCGATCCTGCATGGCTCACAACTCCAGGAATCAAAAGCGATCTCAAACTCACGGCGCGGCTCGCGAATACGATCGCTCTTCCCGCCTGGGCAGACGATGACACGCTCGCCGGCTACATGGCGAGATCCTCGAATCAGGTCCCGAAGACAGGAGTCCGCGGATCCACTTCGAACAATCACGCGCTGATCCTCGGCGTGTTCTCCACGCTCGTGATCGGGATGTGGGGAAGCGGATTCGAGCTCGTCGTCGATCCGTTCAGCCTCAAAAAGCAGGGCATGATCGAGCTCACCACGTTCATGCTCGGCGACGTCGCGCTCAAGTATCCCCAGGCGTTCGTCGTCGCTGAAGTACAGCAATAAAAAAGCGCGGCCGTGGGAAAACCGGATGTTGCGGATCCCGCGGCCGTTTCGCAGACGTTCCAAGAAAACGCGATCGCGATCGAGGACAACGACATGGGAAGCGCTCCAGCTCCGGAAATCAAAGTCAAAATCACGGGCGAGGACACCGGCGTCTCCGCGGCGATCAAAGAGCTAGGGGTCCAACTCCAGCAACTCAAACGAAATCAAGACGACGCCAGCGGATCGGCGCGCAAGCTCGGCGACGCGGAAGCGGGCGCCGGCCGATCGATGCGCGAGGCTCGCGAGAGCGCGCGTCTCCTCTCCGAAGAAACTGGAGTCCATCTCAGTCGCGGACTCGCTACGATCGTTTCTAAATCCTCGCTGCTAGGTCCGCTCTTGAATGCAGCTTTCCCGATCGCCGCGGCGATCGGGTTCGGCGAGGTCCTCGCGAGCGCGGCCGAAAAATTCTCTACGCTGATCGCGAGCACGTTCATCTATACCGACGCGATGAAGAGTCAGTACGCCGCGCAGGTTCTGGCAAACAACGAGATCGCGAAGTCGAACGAGAAAATCAAAGAGCTCCAGAAATCTTATGAACTCATCGGGCTGTCCGGATCAGCGCGGGAAACCGTTCTCGCAAAACGGGCGAAAGAGGATGTCGACGCGGCGATCAAAGAGCTCAATCGCCTAAAGGCGAAACAGGTCGAGCTCGAGCAACCGAGTTTCACGACGGGACTTCTCGGAGCAGTTCTCAATCAAGTCGGGATCCAGAACTCGCTCGGAATACCGGACGTCGACGCAGCAACAGCCACAAAACAAACCCAGGTCACAGCGCAGTCGAAGCAGGTCGAAGAAGACACTTTGAAGCAGCGCGCGGCGGAAAAGGAGCTTGCGGATCAGAAGGCCGAGGAAGCAAAGACCGCGGCGGAGAAAGCGAAGACACTCCAGGACCAGATCAGCAAAGCTCGGCTCGCGCAGCTCGAGGCGGGATTCGGATACGAGCTCGCGCTTTTCAAAGCACAGCACTCGAAAGAGGATCAAGACAACGAAGCGAACTATGAGAAAGGGCTCGAGTCGACCGCGACGTATTACGAACGGAAGCGCGCTCTCGCACTCGCCGCGTCACAGAAAGAGATCGACGCACTCACGGCCGAGCGATCGCGGGTAGCGGCCGCGCCGACGAAGGACAAGGCCGGCGAGATCGAGCGACAAACGAAGCTCGCGGAGCTCGCGAATAAAATCGCGATCGCGAAAGTGGAGTCCGAGAAAACTCAGCAGCAGCTCGCGAACGAGGGAGCGTCGAAACAGGAAGAGGAAAACCGGAAAGCTCTCGACTGGCAAGCGAAGATCGCCGCGGCTCAGGGACTCCGCTTCGATGAGGCGTCCGAGCGAATCGCCGCGGAAGCAATCCAGATGGCCGCGGACCTCAAGAAAGCGGGGATCGCTCCGGATCAGGTCGACGCGATGGTCTCGAAGTTCAAAGCGGCGTCGACTCAGCAAGCGAGTTTCGCAGGGATGAAACAAGGCGGGCAGGATGCGACCGCGAATCTCTCCGCGGAGGAAGAGGACATCCGGCTGAAAAACATCGCGGTCGTCGCCGAGGCGAAGATCGCCGAGCTCGAGCGCTCGCGACTCCCGATCCTCCAGGCTCTCGCCGCTCAAATGACCGCGGCCGCGGTCGGTCCCCAGCAGATCAAAGAGGCCGACGATTACCAGAAGTCGATCGACAAGCTCGGGGAGTCGGCGAAAAAAACGAGCGCGGACTTCACGTCGTTCGAGGATTCAGCGACGTCGGCGATCAAGGGCGATCTCACGACCTTCCTCGGCTCGACGATCACTCAATCGAAGAGTGTCGGCGACGCGTTCGCTCATCTCGCTCAATCGGTCGTCGGCTCGATCCAGAAGATCGTCGCCGCGCTCCTCGTCCAGATCCTCACGCAAAAACTTGTCCAGGCGATCACGGGACAGGATCAAAGCGCGAGTACGGGAGTCGCGACCGCGGCCGCGAAGGGAACGGCTCAGGCCGCTCCGCTCATCGTCGCGGGAACGTCTTTAACAACTGGCGGAACGGCGATCGGTATGGCCGCGATCCCTCTCGGCGCGAGCGCGGCCGCTCTCCAGCTCGCGGCCGATACGCTGATCATCGCGAACTCGATGGGAGGCGGGGCTGGAATGGCCGGCGGAGGTCTGATTACAGGTCCCGGTACTTCGACGAGCGACTCGATCTCGGCGCGACTCTCGACCGGAGAGTTCGTCGTTCGCGCGGCCGCGGTTCGAGAGATCGGAGTGCCCGAACTGACCAGAATGAACCGCGGACTCCACGTCCCCGGGATCCGCGGGATGTCGACCCCCAGCTTCGCCGAGGGCGGACTCGTCACGCATGGGACGCGGTCAGACGGCGTCGACGTGAATATGAACCTGGGGCTCGACGAAGGCCTGATCCTCAAACACCTCTCGAGCAAAGCGGCCGGGAAGATCGTTCTCACTCATGTCGGGAACAATCCGAGAGCGGTCTCAAAAGCACTCACGCGAGGGACATAAGGGGCGAGGACACTAGAGCGGGGGAAGTGAGTTGCGGATCCGGTACCGGATCCGCGAGAACTCTTTTTTGTAGATGTCCTCAAGACTTAGATTTGTTCCGGCCGTTCGCGCGACGTCCACGATCGCGATTGCTTGGGGGATGGAGGGTAAGCGGTCCCGCCACGGGATTTCCGCCCTTTCGTAGAGGTCCTCGAGCACGAGTGTGTGACCGGCCGATCGGGCGATCTCCACAATCGCGATTGCTTGGAGGAGTGAGAAGCGGGGCGGCCGAGATGGGATTCTCGAGGGATGCCTTTCGTAGATGTCTTCGAGACTTAGATTTGTTCCCGCTGCTCGCGCGATCTCGACGATCGCGATCGCCTGGGGGAGTAGGGGATTGCATCCCCTAGCCCATTTGTAGATCTGCGACAACTCGACATCCAGCTCTCCGGCGAGCCTCGCGGCAGTGTAGTCGTTTACGAACGCGCCGAGCTTTCCGTTCCACGTCGTTGAGCGCGGTCGACCGCTGTGCCGACTGGGGACGTCGTCACCGCCACGGCAGCGCTTTCTCTCACGGCAAAGGCGAACGCGCCAAACATTCGAGCACGCAGGGGTGCAGCAAATTTGCTGCGCCCGAGTGGGGTCAAACTTGATCTGGCAGATCGGGCAGGTTCGCTTGTCCTCTAGCGTGACGACTTTGTCAGCCTTCTGTGTGGCGAACGCTATCGACCGTAGCTCATCGAAAGCTCCGATCGAAAGCGACTTCTTCTCAAGACGAGGTGAGGATGTTTCCATGGGGCTGAGTCTAGCACCGCGGGCGCGAGCTCAACTCACACGCGTCTCTTGCGTGCGAAGCGAGCAATGCTAACCTGATAGCGATTCCGCAGTCCGTCGAGGGCTTCTCCGACACTCCCGAGATCTTCCAATATCCGATCCTCCAGCGCTTCGCGCTCCCGGCGCGCTTTCCGCCATCCCGCTTCGTACGCGCGAGCGAGCGCAGTGTTTTTCGGGTGCGGATTGGATATCGGTTTCATCGTCGATTCTGCGTTCGGCGCTGTCGTCATGACGGAGTTCTTTTTCATCGCGTGACTCCGAAGTCGAACCCGATCGGACTGAAACCGGCCGTAACGAAATACTCGCCCGCGTCCAGGTCCGCGGCCGGCGAGATCTCGATCGTGTCGCCCTTGCGCGTGACCGCGATCGCGACGAGCTTCTTTTCGTCGTATCCGGTTCTCGAGTTCATCGTCCACGCCCCGACCTTCGCGACGCGGATCTCGCGGTGATCGGACTTTTGATCCATCCGGACGAGGACGATGTCACGCTCCGAGATCGATTGATTCGGCCGGACCTGATAGACAAACCGCGGTCGAACTGAGACGCGGATCGGAGCCTGGGCGCCGGCGAAGTTCCAAACGACCGACGGTCCGACTCCAGGGACGAAGACGCTTTTCGCGACGCCCTTCGTTCCCGTTCCGGAGAACGGGACGTGTTCCATTTTCACGAGCGAGCCCGCCTGATCGACGTACATTCCTGGCGAGTCTTGGCCCCAAACGAAAGACGAGACGAGAGCAACAATTGTGAATAATGCGAATTTCCTCATGATCCCCTCCGAAAGTTGGCTAGAGTATCTCTCCTGGACAGCCGACGACGACGTTACCGACGACTGCCCATCCGGTCTCGCTCCCCGCGGCATAGAGCTTTGTCGCCTTGAGGTTCACGGGTTGCCTGGGGATGGCGAGTTTTCCCATCTCGTCGACGACCATCAGTCGCCCGTCCGAGAGTGACGAGATCTGAGGGATCCCGCCGGTGAGCTCCGAGAGCTCTTCCCGCGTGAAACCGCGCTGAGGGTTTTTCGGATGGATCTCGGTCTCTTTCCCGTTCCACTCGATCAGGGTCGCCATTATCGCGACCCGCGTGATCCGTTGAGGACCTCGTCGATCGTGAGGGGCGGCAAAGGAACTTGCTCGGCTCTTTCGACCATCGCGACTAGGGAGCTGATGAGATCGCCGGCGTGCGTGGGGCGGTTCTCTTGAGGGGAAGCGGAAGGGACTGATACCGTGGTGTAAGCCATGTGGAACCTCCATTGTTCCGTGTGGTCAGGCCTGGGAAAGTTGTTGATAGCAACTCTCTCGGGCCGTTGTTTCTTCAGTGATAAGTATGGCAGTAGCGCTCGCCGCGCGTCCACGCCTAAGTTCTCGCAGTGACCACTGTGATCTTTCGAAGTACTCGCTTCGCAAAAATGGATCGCTGAATTGCCGTGCTACCATGCTGTCTTCACCTTACGTTGTTTTCAGAGGAACCCACGCAAATGGATAGTCGTATTGATCTCACAGGGCAACGGTTCGGGGGACGATGGACGGTGGTCGCGTTCGCAAAAGGTCGACTGCGGGAAGGAATCCGTCGTTCGCGGGACAAATCTGAGAAACGGCTCTACTCTCTCGTGCGGCTGCTGGCAGCGCGCCGTCGCGATTTTAAATCGGCTCACACATGGGCAAAGCCGCCGCGGTTCGCACTCTTCCGAATACAACTCGTGGGCGACGATGATCCAGCGAGGCACCAACCCAAAGAATACTTGTTACGCCGATTACGGCGGTCGCGGCATCCGCGTTTGCGATCGCTGGAAGACCTTCGAGAACTTCCTCGCCGATATGGGACGAAAACCTTCGCCCCAACATTCCATCGAGCGCAACGACAACGACGGCAATTACGAGCCCGGAAATTGTCGATGGGCGACGCGAAGCGAGCAACAAAAAAACAAACGACCGCGGAAAAAGGCAGCATGAAGAAGCTGACGCCGGAGTTCAAGCGGACAAGGGCGAGGACCGGAGCTATGGGCGGTAAAGCTCGAGCTCGATCGCTGACGAAGAAGCAACGTCGCGAGATTGCGATCAAAGCATCGCGCGCAGCGGCGAAGAAACGAACCGAAAAGGCAAACCTGTGAAGAAAAAGAAAAAAGCGGCCGGCAAGAAAAGCGCTCAGACGAAAAGCCGCGTCCCGACCTGGATCGGCAAGGTCGACGAATGCGCGACCGCGCTTCATGTCGGGCCACGCTACATCTACGATTTGCAAAAGCAGGGACTTCCGCGAGTGAAACCCGGCGTGTACAACGTCGTCGCGTGTCTCAAATGGTACGTCCGATACCTCCAGCGGAAACTTGTGACGCGCGCACATCCGGACGACGAAAACGGCGACGGCTCTATTGCTGGAGCGGCCGCGTCGGCGACGCGGTACAAAATCCTCTCGATCGAGGCCGAAATGCGATCGATCGAGCTTGCTGAAAAACGCGAGCAGCTCATCTCGATCGACAAGGTCACGAAGGACCTCGAGGCGATCGTCACTGAGGTCCGAACGCGGATCCTGGCGCTTCCTCCCAGGCTCGCGGCTGAGGTGCTCGGCGAAACCGACTTAGCTGTGAGTCAAGTCAAGATCGAGCGATTGCTGAAACGAGCTCTTGAAGCGCTCAGTCAATTCGACCCTGACGATGTCGAAGCGGTCGCGTCGTCCTCGAGCACGCGATCGCGGAAGCAATGAAAATCGGCGACTCGATAGTCGAAGACGAAGACGATCACGACGTACATCGAAGACGATCCCAAAGACGATGACGATGAACTATGACGACGCGCGTGTGTCGATCTTCGCGATCGTTGTCTGGACCGCAAAGGTCAAGCGATCACGCGCGGGGTGTAGTGTTGACGGATCGTGCGGAGATCACTCTCTCCAGGAAGTGAGGTCGCGAGTTGCCAGAGCCGATGTCCTTGGTCGCGGCCGATCAGCACGGCCGTGACCAGGACTTCGAAGCCGCACGACCGCCGGAATACCGACGGCATAATATTCCTTCCTCATCGCTCGCGAACGTTGTCCCACTTCTGCCGGCTGGATCCGCATGATGCACACGACACACACGACACGACGCAAGTCGTTACAAGCGCGCGAGTTCGTCGGCGCGGCGGACCCGATAAGGATGGCAGTTACCTTCTCCCACTTGGCTCAAGGTACTACCCCACACCCCCCCCGCGCGCGGGTGACGGCGACCCCGAACCCTATAGCGGGTAAGGTTTTGAAATTCAGAGTTCACTGCGGCGGTCTTTCCCACTTTTCCGACGCGAAAAATTTTGACGAACTCGAGGGAAAGAGTGGCACGCTACTCTATTTTTTGGGCGGAGGCGGAGGCGGAGACGGCTGACGCGGTGGTGAAGGTGGTGGCGGCGGGAGCCGTTCTGGTAGTGGGGGCCAGCCCTTATTCGCGTCGTGAGCGCTGTTCGTCATGCGACCGAGGGAAATCCATGTTGCCTCTGAACATGGTGCTGCCACTTCCGCATAGCCTTCTCGTTGTTCGGAATTGCTGTGCCGCTCTTGGAGAGCTCCGCTTCTTTCTCCTCGAGTCCTCGGAGCACCGTGAGGGCATCAGGAGAATCCATGTTGTCCCACAAAGCCTTGTACTCGTTCGCGAGTCGGTTCCAGCGAAAATGCAAGTCGGCACACTCTGTAACTCGCTTCTGATACTGCTGGAGCAGCGTCAGGAAGCTGACGCCGGCGGTCAATAGCGCAAGCGCGGGCTTTATCCATTGCTTGTCGGCAGGGAGCCAATCGGCAATGAAGGTGGCGGCCGCTCCCGAGGAAAATATCAACGTCATCCACGTCAAGGTCTTCTGGTGGGACTGGTAGCGGCCGCACATATCCGCAAAGTAGTTAGCCCGGATCTCGCCGCCGAGCCAACCCTCCCATACGTCCTTTCGCTGGAGCTCTGAGAGCATCGCAAAAATTATACCGTCTTATCCGGCATGCACAAAAGCGAGAAGCCGGCGCGAAACCTTTACCCATCGCGGCTTTCGAGCCACGCCTAAATAACGGCGACGTGGAGGCCCCTGGCGGGCGAAATGGCGAGGCCTTTTTCGCTGTAGTCCAAACCCCTCACTCGAATGCTCCGGCGCGATCCTGGAGGGACAGCGCTTCAGTGTGCTCGCACGTAATCGTCGACGGCGATCGGAATCTTAGAGCTCGCCGCGAAGCCATGCGAGTGCGATCCGCGCTTTTTCGCCGGCCGACAGGTTCGCGATCAGATGATCGACGCGATCCGCGGCGAGCGCGGGAAGGACTGCGGCCGCTCCGTTGTTTCCATTTGCCGGCGACGATGCTTCTCGAGGGACCGTGTGTGCATGCCCGTTGGCTTTCGCTGAGGATCCATTCCCCGCTTCGTGGTGACCGTTCGATCCCGCGGCGGTGTGACCGTTGCCATTGCTCGGCCGCTCTTCGCTTGTCCCTGTCCAGCGAACGTGACGAGGGCAGAGACCGATGCGATTCTTAGGACCGAGCTTCGTTTCGCATCCAGGTCGTTTGCAGGTTTTAGGCGCGATAATCGCGTCGGTTTCGGGAGTGTTTTGCATTTTGACCCCGCTTTCTTGCTTTCTGTCTGAGTTGCTCGATCGTGATCGTGCCCGATTAACGAACTCGATCGCCGTTGCGGATCCGGTTAGGTTCGCGGAGGTGTTCGCGGCCGGCGTCTCTGTCGTCGGAGCTTTTTGATCTGTCGCGCAGCGCAGTCGTTTCCGCTGAACTGGACAAGGGACACCGTCCAGGCAGAAAACACAGCACGGGTCGCCGGCGTCGGTTTCATGAGTCGCCGCGCATCCGGGACCGTGAAGATCGAGACATCGTTTGCACTGCAACATGGGCACTAGCGGGGAGTGTAGTCCCGATCGCGGCGAAATCCTCAGTTTTTCCACAGCGGAGAGCGAGCACGCCTTTTTGTTCCGGCCGGCGAGATGTAGACTCGATCGCAATTTCCTCGGATAGCTCGCTGTGAGGTCCGGCCGGATCATGCAGCGAGTGGGCGGAAACTCGGACTCCGCCCTTTCCGGGGACCCTGCAATAAAGCCCGAGACACGCCGAGGTGTGATCGTAGATGTCTTCCGCCGCTCCGAAGAATCCTCTGCTCCAACTGTTCAGGCGCAAGCTGCAAATAGCGGTACAGCTCACCCAGCACGACTACCGGAGGGAAGCGGAGCAGGGAGGGGACTCCGCTGCTATTCTGGCGCGATTGATGCCGCTCGTTCACGCAAACTTCAAACCAGTTGCCCAGATTGCATCGCAACTCATCGCCACCGGATTTGCTTGGGAAGTCGAGGAAGTGCACGGAACAACTGGCTGGGTCATCTCTGATCTTAGGACGAATCCCTACCCCGTCAATGCTCTCCAGGAAATCGAGTTTCAGGACATGTTTACAGACGTGTGGTGTCGACTCGTGTTGGAGGCAGAACTGGAGGCGCCCTCGCAACCGTCAACTCGGACCCAGAAGGTTCCCGCAGATGCGCGATCGCGCGCTCTGGCGGGTGAAGAAGTCTCTATAAGCGCGAAAGAGCTGAAAAAGAGCGGCGAAAAAGAACTCCGAAGCAGAATTATCTGCGATGCGGCGGCGGGGGGACTGGAAGGTCCGGAGTACTGCAGCTACCTTCACGAGCATGGTCTCCAAACGCCGGAACTCTGGCAGCGAAGGGGCTGCCAGAAGTCATACACGGCGGCGTACAAAATCGAGAGATGGCGGAAGTCCATCCAGCAGGAGAAGACTCGCGTCGTGAAAGAATCGGGGAACGATCCCGGGAAGAAATCGAGCAAGCCGGATACGATCCAGTGAAATCGCACAACTCCATTTCACAACTCCACTTTGCCAAAGTGGAGTAAAAATTTTCCAGCTCTAAGTTCGGAAAACCCAACAAGTTAGCCACTCCATCAGCTCCACTTTGCTGAAGTGCAGTTGCAAGTGGAGTTGCGGGCGTGTTTCTCTGCGCTCGCTATGAGCGAATCCGCAGATCTTCTCGAAGAAGCCGCTTTCAAGATCAGCCACGGAGGGCAGATCTTGCGCCTCGCCTCGCTGCAGAGCAGGGATGAAAAGTTCGCGCGGGAACTGTGGCGAAGATCCGCGGCGGCCGAAGCGATGGCCGAGGAGCTGAAGACTCTCTTCGCGTCGCTCACGCAGCCGGCCGGCGGATCCGCGCGCGCTGGCGGACCGGAGACGTCCGCGGAGTCGTCCCCATAAAAAACGAGAGGGCCTCTGCGAATTTCAGAGGCCCCGAGCGATCACGACGGCAACGAGCAACGCAAGCAACCCCTGGCGAAGAGCTCAATCAACCCCGAGGATCGAATGCAAGCTTACGATAACATCCCGACCCGCGCGACCTCCAACAAAATTCCGGCTCTCAAGCACTGCGCCCAGGCGCGGCTGCTTCTCCTCCGCGAAGCTATTGAGACCCGCGATCCGGATCTGGAACTCGAGCTCCGTGACATGGCCGGGATCCTCGCGCACGTCCTCGCCGAGCTCGAGCAGCTCGGGAGGCGAACGCAATGACGCGGCCGGCGCCGGAGTCCAGCTCGAGTCAACGCGGGCGAATTTTACGTCTATTGATCGAGGCCCATGGCGGATGGGTCCCTTCGCCTGAGATCGCGGCGTGTGCTCAGCAATATAACTCGAGACTCTTCGATCTACGCCGGCTCGGTTTTCTGATCGAGAATCGCACCGAGGAAATTGACGGAGCCCGCCATTCCTGGTTTCGGCTAGTTCCCACTTCGTCGACGGCTCCGGCCGCTGAGCTCGTCTTCCCCCTCAAGTCACAAACCGGATCCGCCGGCGACGCGCAGTCAGATCCGTCGCAAGAGTTGCTCCCCTTCGGAGACCTCCGTCATGGCTGAGATGTTCCGCATGTTCCCGCTTTCCCCTGGGCTCGTCGACGGCAAGCACCGCCAAAACATGGGCCTCGCCATCTGGGAATTTCTCTGGTTCCTCGAGCACGTCACCTCGGACGAGCCTGACGGCAAGGGAAAATTCGACGGTGTCGTCGACTTCGGAAACTCCATCAGTGCCGCGAGAGTAGCTCGGGAGATCGCGAGCAACGCTCGAAGCGTGCAAAAGAAAATTCAGAAGCTGGTTTCCGCCGGCTATCTCATCCGTAAGCGGGAGCTCGCGAACGGAAACAGCTACGTCGTCACAAACAGCAAGCGCTGGCTCTGGAAGCGAGCGGATACTCCCGAGATCCCGATCCCAAGTCAAAAGACCGATGAGGGTGCGAACGATTTAGACGCAGGGGGGCGTCCGAAACGGTCGCGCGACGCGACCGAAACATTCGCGCGACGCGACCGATTTGGACGCAGCAATAAGGAAAGAAAGAGCAGAAGAGCAGAAGAGCAAAACACTCCGCAAACTTCGTTTGCGGGTCCGCGTCCGACCCTCTTCGAAGCAAAGAACGCAAAGCCGAACGAGGTCCAGGTCGAGCTGCTCTATCAGCTCTACCCGAAAAAACTCAAACCGATCGCTGCTAAGAAGAGCATTCGGAATGCCGTCCGCGTAGTGATGAACGGGGATCCAGATCACCCAGCAATGCCTCTCGAAGGCGCGCTGGACTACATCGCCCAACGGGTCAGTCTCTACGCGCTGAGCGTGCAACGCACCGATCGCAAGTACATCCCACATCCCGCAACCTGGTTCAACGGTGGAAGCTTCTGGGACGACGAACACGAGTGGGGCGACAAGCAGGTTCGCAAGTTTCCATCGATCCCGGTCAACGGCCATGACTACGAAGAAACGAAGCGCATAAACGCGGCGGTGCACCGATGAGCGCGGCGAGGGATTACACGATCAGATCGCTACCTGTCAACGTTGAGGCCGAGCGCAGCATCCTGGGCGCGATCCTTCTCGACGCAAACGCCTACGAAGAGGCGGCCGCTGAAGGCCTGACCGCTTCAGACTTCTCGCTCGACTCACATCGGCGGATCTATTCGCGGATCATAGAGCTCGCGGAATCGTCACGGCCGATCGACACGATCACCCTGGTCGAAGAGCTGGACCGATACAGAGAGCTCGGAACGGTGGGCGACGTCGGCTATGTATCGAGCCTCGTCGACGGCGTCCCTGACCGGCCGAGCATCAAGCACTACGTCAAGATCGTGCGCGAGAAGGCCGATCAGCGGAAAGTAATTCATGCCTGCAATGCCGGCATCGGCGCGATCTCAGACGGCTCGTCCTCGCGCGAGTGCATCGCGGATCTCAGCGAGCGGCTTCTGCAGATCCAGACCGGATCGGACGATGCTCCGGCCGAGCGAGTTCTGAAATTCTCGGACGCGGTTTACACCGAGTGGGAGCGGCTTGCAAATGGCTCCGATGATCTCGTTGGCCTGACGACTGGAATCGATTCCGTCGACCTTGTGACGACCGGGATCCGCCCGGGCGAGACCTGGGCGATCGGAGGACGTACCGGAGACGGAAAAACTTCTCTCGCTTTGCAGATCGCGGCCGCGAACTGTCGACGCGAGGTCCCTGTCGGTTACTTCTCGATCGAGATGACGAAGGGCGAACTGCTGCATCGATTGTGGGCGCACGAGGGGAGGATCCCCTTCCACTACATCCGGAATCCGCGATGCGCGATCGCCGACGTGCGAGCTCAGATCCAGCGCGCGATGAGGACGGTCGGTCTCTGGCCTCTTTTCGTCGCGGAGGATGGCTCGCTATCGCTCCAGAAGCTAGTAGCGAAGGCGCGGTTGCTGATCCGCCAAGAGAAGATCGGTCTGCTCGTTGTGGATTACGTGCAACAGGTCTCGGCGCCGGCTGCGAACGAGCGCGAGCGAATCACAAAGATCTCGGGACAGATCCGTGCGCTCGCGAAGGACACGGGAGTCCCGATCATCGCCGTGAGTCAATTGAATCGGCCGAAGGACCGGAATCTGAACGAGCGGCCGACCAAGTTCTCGATGAAGGAAAGCGGAAGCCTGGAGAACGACGCTAACACGATCTTGCTGATCTACCGACCGATGGACGGCGACGGCCGGCCGAACGGCGAGGACGAAATCGTGATTGCGAAACAGCGTCACGGTCCGGTCGGCAATGAGGCGGTGTTCTTCGACGGCCGTACGATGACTTTTTTCGAGAGGACGACGACGACGTGAGGACAAAGTTTCTTCCGGGCGCTTGCTCGACGCGACGCGCTCCCGCTCGGAGGGAAGCCCTAGGTTCTTTGCACGTACCGCGCGTGGGAAGCCCAGGGCAGCGGGCGCGTCGTATTGGATGACGGCGCGCACCGAGGCGGGGCGGAGTGAGCTCCCGCTCCGCCAACAAATTGTGAAAGTGGAAGCACGCGGTTTTCTGAAAATGCCCTTGCTCGATCACAACTCGGCGGATCGTAATCACGGATACGGAGTTATAAACCGTGATAAAGTCACGTCCGAGGCGAACTCCGGCCGGCCATCGAGAGGAGATCTCGAGAAAATGGCTCGCCGGCGGTATCAAGATCCAAAGCCGATCAGGGAGGGCAATTTCTGGTATCTGCGAATTTGGCAGAACACGCCAGGGCTGGCCCGCAAACGTCAACGCATTCAACTAGCGCCCGCGACGATGCCGGAGCGGGAGGTTCTAAAGATAGCGGCCGAGAGACTTCGCCCCATCAATCAGGGCGTCATCACGGCCGGTTCCGCAGTGAACTTTATGCACTTCGTCACCGACATCTACGAGAAAACAGCTTTCCCGTTGCTGTCGTCCGAAGTCCAAAAGACCTATCGAGGCGCAATCCGGAAGCACCTCGCGCCGGTCTTTGGAAATTTCTGTTTGCGCGATCTGACGCCAGTAACGTTGCAAGCCTATTTCTCGGGCTTGCACGTGAAGGGCGCCAACTACCCCACCATCGTGAAAGTGCGGGACGCTCTGTCGAGCATTCTGCGAACCGCGGTGGCCTATGAGTTCGTGCAGAAAAATCCGATGGAGAATTTGCAGCTCCCGCCCGACAAGCGAGGGAAGCAAACGAAACCATGGATTACTCCGGCGCAGTTTTCCGCGCTGATCGAACTGATCTCCGAGCCCTACGCGACGATGATCTTTGTCGCCGTCTGGACCGGACTTCGGATCAGTGAGATTGCTGGACTCAAGTGGCGATCGATTCACAGTGAGTCGATTACCGTCGAACAACGCTACTGCCGCGGGGATTGGTCATGCACCAAAACTCCCGGCAGTGCGGCGACCATCGCGGTCGATGCCGATGTGATCGCGCGCATCCATCGACTCAAGACGCTCACCGTCGACGTACGGGCCGGCCGAGCCGTTCGCCGTTACAAAGTCGTGAAGGCGGACGGTCCGGACGATTTGGTTTTCCAATCCGTGAAGGACGGAAAGCCGATGAGCGACGGAAACGTTTTGAAGCGACACATCACGCCGGCGGCTCGTCGCCTGGGTTTCAAGGTGACTTGGCGCTCGCTGCGTACTTCGTGCGCGACCTGGATGGTTAAGGCGGGAGCCGACCCGAAATCGGTGCAGGGACAGATGCGGCACTCCCGCATCTCTACCACGATGGACATCTACGCACAGTTCGTTCCCGAGGGGCAGAAGCAGGCGGTGCAGCGACTCAGCGAATACGTTCGGCAGAGTGCTGGTCCCGCGGCTGGTCCATCTGGTCCGTTACTGGTCCAATAACTCAGGAAAAAAGCACCATGAAGCAGCAGTCAAATCCGCGCAACTTGTTGAGAAGATTGGTGGAGCTAGTCGGGATCGAACCGACGGCCTCGTCGTTGCGAACGACGCGCTCTCCCAGCTGAGCTATAGCCCCGCACCGAATGGATTTCTACTCGCTCATTTTACCAGCGTTCCAGTCAGGGCACCAATTGTGCTTGACGAATCCCCCCATCCCCCGTCTAACCTTACAGACAAAGGCTGCTGGAGTATCCAAGATGTTTACGCAACTGAATTGTGAAAAATTCAACAGCCAGCGGAGGGTGCTCGCAAGCTCACTCGCGCTGCATGGCCTGTTGTTCGCATGGCTTCTCCACGCGCCGCAGCCGCAACTGTTGAATCCATCGTCGGTCGCACTCGGACGCAATGGCAGACTGCTCGCGCGAGTATATTTTCCTACTGAATCTCCGGACGATAGCACCACGAGTTCACCCAGCCGGGCGACTGAAGTCTATCGTCATCAACGGCTGGGGCACGAGAAACTTCTTCTCAAGCGCAACGCCGCGCTGGCCAAGCTTCCCCTCCCGCAAGCCCCGCTTTCACCATCCTCCGCGGAGGACAAATCGAAAACTGCCACGCTTTCAAATCTGGGTCATGGCACACCTGCAGGCCTTCCTTACGGGAGTCTGCCTGGCGGCCCCGTGTATGGGGATGAGATTCGTCCTGCTTTACCGGTCGCTACAGTCGATCCCCTCGTTTATCCCTGGGAACTGCCGGATTCAGAAGGAAATGTGGTGGTGGAAATCACGATCGACGAGCGCGGAGAAATCGTTCGCAAGACCATTCTCCACAGCATGGGCCCGAAACTCGATGAAAAGTTTTTAGCGGCGCTGGAGAACTGGCACTTTCATCCCGCCACGCGCAACGGCGTCGCCATCGCCTCCAAGCAGGATGCAATCTTCCACTACCGCGCGCGCGGCTGAGCCAAACTGATCGTAAGCTTTTCACCAGAGAGGCACAGAGAAAACCTCTAATGTTTCGTCCTTCTTTGTTGCTGTTTTCTCTGCGCTTCTGTGTCTCTTGTGGTGAAAAGATCCTCGTCTCATTCGCCTCCGTTATAATTGAACTGTGGCCGTCACTACAGTGAAAGAAATGGCTTCCGCGGATTTTCCCACCCGGTGGGGGAAGTTTCGTATCCACGGCTTTCGAGCGGAATTTGGTTCCGACGGAAGCCGACGGGTTGAAGAAGCGGTCGCCCTGGTGATGGGGGACGTTCATTCCGCTCCTCCGCTGGTGCGCATCCATTCGCAATGTCTGACGGGCGACGTTTTTCATTCTTTGCGCTGCGACTGCCGCCAGCAGCTCGAGATGGCGCTCGGGATGATTCGCGACCTGGGCGCGGGCATACTAATCTACGAACAACAGGAAGGCCGCGGCATTGGCCTGATGGCCAAATTGCAGGCTTACGAGTTGCAGGACGCGGGTCTGGATACCGTCGAAGCCAACGAACGTCTGGGCTTCAAAGCCGACCATCGCGACTTTGCGCTTCCCGGCCAGATGCTCAAAGCGCTCGGAGTAAGCCGGGTACGCTTGCTCTCGAACAATCCCGAGAAGGTCGAGGCTTTGGAACAGGCTGGCATCGAGGTTGTCGAGCGCGTACCGTGCGAAGTAATCGCCAGTCCGTACGCCGAAGAATATCTCAAGACCAAGAAGGAAAAACTTGGTCACCTCTTTTCGTCGCGGTAAAACGTCCGGTTTCATCTCCAGATTCATCGTTTAAGAATCTTCTCGAGAGCGGCGCGATTCTTCGCCGGCAGATCGCGGAGCGCGGAGCGCGCCAGTGCAAGATAGACTTCTCGCGCTTCCGGAACCGCGCGCAATGCTTTTAGATGCTTCCTTACTGTGTCGACATCTCCGCGGGCAATCGGACCACTGAAAGACTGAGGTGCGCCCAAAGCCGCATAGTTCGCCAGGGTTTGCCTCAAGATGGGCAGCATCCGCGCTTTCGCTGCGCTGCGTGGGACGCCGGCGGCCACGGCTACTCGTTCACTCGCCGATAGCAGAGCCGTGAACAGCGGAGAAAGAAACATCCCCCAGGCGTGGTAGACCTTCTTGTGCCGCTTCCGGATGACAAACGGCAGACCACGCAAATTGAGAACGATGGTGCGCGCGGCCCGCGCCGCGCCCGGGTCGCCTTCGATGGCGAAGGGCACACCTACAAGCGGCGGACGCGATCCGCGAACAAACGTCATCAAGGGATGAACCGAAGCGACCGCAGCCCCGCACCGCCGGAGCGACCGAAGGTCGTCGCTGGGGAGAGCGCCGCTGGAATGCAGCACCACTTTGCCGGTCCAATTTGTTGCTTCTTTAATTCCGTTTGCGGCGTCTGCAATCGCTCTATCCGGGACGCAAAACCAAACCACCTGGGCTCGAAGTTCCGCTCCGGCGGCGGCTACTGCCGAAGCACCCACGCTGCTGGCAAGACGCCGAGCCAGCCGCAGGGATGCCGGGCGGCTGCGAGAGACAATTTCCTCGATCCCATATCCCGCTTCATGCAAAGCAACGGCTAACGCACTGGCCAGATTCCCGGCGCCCACGATTGCAATACTCGGCTTCTTCGCCCGCTTTTTTGAGAGGCTTTCCGGCATGCCGGGCAGCATAGCAGAATCGAACTTCCAGCTCCGAAGGTCATATCCTGGCGTTCTGTCGGAAGCGCAGAACCGGACCTGGGAAGTATTGTTTTATATTGTTCTGATGGCAAAATCTTCGCGTTCCAAGTCGAAGCCGGTCGAGTCCCGCAAGAGTCCACAAGCCAAAGCAAAGATCTTTTCTTCACGCACCGTGTATCGCGGACCGGTTTTTTGGGTAACGACTGACGACGTGCAGGAACCCGGAGGCGT